GTGTCGCCGTGCTATTAAAAAACCGCCCCCCTTTGCGTGAATTGCACGAAACGCACAACGTTTGAAGGTTTGATTCATTATCTGCATTTCCTTCACCGAACAAGTGCCTTGGGACTATGTGGTCAACGGAATTGCCTTCCATACCGCATTGCTGGCATGTGTATCCGTCGCGTTGAAGTATGCGTTGTCTAATCCTGCGCCATTGGCTGGTGCTGCCATTGTCCTTCAATGCACTAGCCATTAGTAATACCCATGCTTTCCATGAAAGGTCAATGCTTTACAGGTTGAACCATAACGCTTTGTTATGTAGGCAATGGAAGCGTCTATCTGTCTGAATGGGTCAAGGTCACGGTAATGCTTTGACCGCATTTGACCTAATCCGTAATGACTGCCATTGCGTGCGACATAAGACCAACGGCTTTCCTTTGTAATGATTTTGTTGAAGCACTGAAATTCCTGATAATCGAGCAAACGACTGTGTGCATACAACTTCAAATGGTCTATTGAATAGTTAGCAGCTGATGATTCTGAAATGCTTGTTATTGAAAGCAATGCCGCAATGAAATAGACCTGTCCCATTAGCCATTTGCGCCCTTGCGAGCGACACGCCTCAGCGGCTCGCTTCAAGCGAAAATAGCGTACCGCGACTGTCAAGGAAGTTAATAACTTACGCATGGGGTTGGGCGTGTCCCACAGGTTTTGCACCCTTGTGGATAAGCCCTGTGGATAACTATTCACTGGTGACCCCAGCCTTTACCCTTAAATGAAATGCCGAAGGTTGAGTAGGTGCGGCTCATGTTTTGGTTGCAGCAGATTGGTTGGCGTTCTTCGTGGATTGACTTATCCACCTCAACACTGATTTGGCACACCTCGCATTTAAACTCATAGATTGGCATTTGAAGCCCCTATCAACGCAACCCCCATGACTTCGCACTTGGTGCATTGAATCACTTCCACACCGTCAGGCAGATTGTCCGTCACCTTGTGAACCAGCTGCTTTGTGACCTTCTTGCATTTTCGACATTCAAACTGGATTGTTTCCATAGTTGCTTCTCCTAAGGTTTTCAATCGGTTGCAGGTTGATTTGCGTAACCCACCAGTTGGGTTGTTTGGTGTGACGGTACTTTGGACGTTTCGCCATTGCAATGGGAATCCAACCCGCAATGAAGTAATGAGGCGATTCACCAGTCACAAGAATTGCCACGTCGTCAGTGCGGTCGTATTCATGAATTATCAACTGACCTGCAACGTACTTCGTCCAACGCACTTCGAAATGACTGCCAACGTCGGCTTTGGTTTTTCCCTTTTGTTCAAATGGGTCAAATTCAAGGTTTAAGTATTTGGCAACTACCCATTCGCTTCCAATGCTTTGGGCGTCTTGTGCAATGAGGTCATGCAAAGATTTCTCAGTTGAATAACCACCAGCCCGGGTTTGCCAATAGTCCGTGTTGGCTTTTGCCAGGTGGATTGCGGCGTCATGACATGTGAATTCTTCTTGGCGGGTCAATGTTATTTTCATCTGCAACCCGCGCAAAACCAAATAATCTTTTCATTGCCGTAACCCTTTTGATAACCAAAGGCGTCAAACTTTGTCAGCATTGAACATTTGTCGCATTGTTCAACTTTGTATTCTTCAACGACTGCACCATTTTGCAGCAATTTTCCAATCATGGTTTGCGGGTTAATGATTTCCATAAACTCGCTCATACTTGTGGTTTCCATGTTCCGTCGCTTGTAAGCACTAGCCACACTGGGTCACACTGGTCAGGTTTGCGCCCAACGCATGAATAATTCGCCCAATCCTTGCCTGTTTTGGCACTTGTTCCGCTTCTGAAAATGCGGTGTCCGTGACGGCATTGAGGTGATTCAGGTACAAGTTCGCCCCCCAGTTGCTTTGAAATTTCTGCAACACCTGAAGCCAATGTTGGAACACCAGCTGCTTCCATGTCTTCTTCGGTCTTGTAACTTGGCACTTCGCCAAATTTGGTTGTCCAGTAGTCGTATTCCTTGTCAGTGTTTGCAATTTTTGCTGGTGTGTTTTCGACCTGTTCCATGATTTCTTTGGTGCTTCGTTCAGCCCCACCCATGACTAATTGCTGAACCCGCATGATTGCGCTGGTCACTGTATCTTCGACAAACCAACGTTTCATGTTTTGTTGGTATGCACCCTGATAGCCGTATGCGTAGTCAATGCCTGCTGGAATCATGTCGTTTTCACGGTACGCCCTCGCTTCAACTAGGACGTAACCCTTCTCAGCACTAAATTCGACAATGCGGGTTTCAATGCGCCCTGCTGGGTAAGTCTTCAACCAGCGTTCTAAACGCTCACGGCTTGCTTCGTAATTATCTAAGAACCCCATTTATTTGACCGCCCTGTTAGACTGTGAAATGTGGCGGCTGACTGCACGCCCGCGTGTATAGCCTTCACGGCTTCCGTCTTTGTGTCCCATTGAATAACCAACTGCTGCCGCCATGACGCAAAGCACGCCAATGAGGAACAATGCCCGCAATGTCTGCGGGTCTAATAAGTCAACGACCATTTTGAATTCTCCCGATTCTTGGTGATAAGTCTTACCACCTGAATTTAGGGTGACGCATGAACAACGCGCCGTCAAGAACCTTGCGTATTTGTCGGCGTGTCTAACGGCTTTGGCTTGGATTTCAGTCCGTTTCCAGCAAGTACCCCGCCCAATGAACCAGTCAAGAAAATTGCCAACGTTTTCAACAAGTCAATAAAGGCTGCGTCATTGGGTGCTTGTGCCCCGATTGGCTGGGTCACAAAAATCAGGGCATAAGTAATGCCTAAGGTGACAATCAAAAACACCGCCGCAAGCGTTGCGCCAATTATCAAAATCAGCTGCGCGTGTACGTCCTCAGGGGTTCTGCGTCGGGCTACTTTGTGGGAATTCTTTTCCAATGATGTCTTCAGTGCAAGTTCCAGTAGGGACGCACTGCGGTTTGTTACATTCGGGTTTTTTCCAGTTGATGAATTCTTGGCACTCATAACGTGTCCAACCCTGATAACCACAAGCAGTCAGGATTAGCGCAAGTGCCCAAGCCAATCCTGCTGCCGTGATTTTTCGGGTTACTTCCCCGATAACCCGAAACTCTTATCCTGCGGGTTTAACCAGCGCAAAATAACTGGTGCAACTGCTGCAATGCCAGCCATTGCAAGTGTCTTTGGGTCTGTCACACCTGCCATGTATAAGGCAAGCGCGGCTGCCATGAATGAGCGTGCCCACGAAGCGATTAAGGCTTTGGCTTTGTCCATTTTTTTGTTTTCTCCTTTGTCGGTGTTACTCCCGATTTTGGCATTTCTATTGTTGGAAATTCGCCCTTGTAAGGGACAAACTTTGGAATCCCAAAGCCAACAATCTCAGTCCCGATTTTTCGAACCTTTACCATGACCATGCCACCATTGCGCTGGTCACCTGTGCCGCTGGTGTTGCCTTCAATAGTTACGCATTGCTTTTCGTCAATTAAACCCACAACAATTCCAACGTGAGAAATACGGTCAACACCGTCATGTGGAAAGTCCATGAAAGCGACATAACCCAATTGTGGCATGTTTGACCAACGGTTGATTTCTTTAAACTTATGTGCCCCAATTGCAGTGCCAACAACGGAATGAATTTTGATGCCTGCCTGTGCTGCACACCAATTGACAAAAGAACCGCACCACGGCAAACCGTCTGCTTTTGTGAATTTGCCGTATTTTGTCAGGTTGTCGCCTTCTTCAATTGTGCCAATTTCAGCTGCTGCGATTTCAATCAAACGTGCGTTTGTTCCGTCAGGATAAGTCATGCGACTGGGATTTCAATGTCCAAACCCAATGCTTTCGGGTCAATGCCCAATGCAACCAATTTTGCAGCGGCTTCTTTTTTGGCATTAAAGGCGGCTAATTCTTGGGCTTGGTGGGCTTGGTTTTGTGCCACGTCAAGTTGATTTTGTGCCAATTCCTCAGCGTTGAAATCTCTCAACACTTCTTCGCCTGTTTGTGCGTCAACTTCTAGGATTTTTGGTTTTGTCATTTTTGTCCCTAACTCTTGTAACCATAGATTTTGACCGTTCCAGCAATGTTGCCAGTGGTCACCAACAATGTAAATCCGTCATACGCGGTTGACAAACCGTGCGAACCTGACATGTGAATTGAATTTGTTCCAAATGTGGTTGACGTGTAACCATGACCCATTGAATGAATTTGTGTGCGATTTGCCACGTTGGGATTCAATAAGTCAAAACGGTGTGAAGCATTGTTGGCGTTAACAGACGAAATGTTGTGCAATTGAAAACTCGTCAAACTGCCGCCAAAATACGCAACGGCTGACGGATAAGAACGATTACCGTCAAAAATGTAATCTGTTCCGCTTGAATCTGTGCCACTAGCACGCAAACGCATTTGAACCATTTGGTCTGTTGAACCTGACGAAGTGAAGTTTGTTTCAACAAAATAATTTGCATAAGTTGAGGAAAAAACGTTATTTAGAGAAATGCTCGAAGCACCTGAAAATGTTGTTGAGTTGATTAAGGTCAATCCAGCTGCGGGCGGTGTTTGCCATTCAGGTGCAGTTGCGCCCGAATTGACTGTTAAAACTTGACTTGCAGTGCCAATTCCTAAACGGTCAAATGTACCCGAACCAGTGCCTTTGATTAAGTCACCAGCGGTTGTGATTGCGGTTGCCATTGAATTTGTCACTGTGACTGCACCTGAAGTACCGCCGCCTGAAATGCCTGTTCCAGCAGTAACGGCAGTTATGTCGCCCACGTCATTTGTAATCCAAGTAAAGTCCATGTCGGTGTTGGACGCCTTTGAAAGAATTTGTCCAGTTGTTCCACCAAGCAAATCAGCCATTGAAGTTGCAACGGCTTGACCAAAAGTTTCAAAGTCAGCGGGCAAGTCCGTAACTAAATCGCTCGCCGTCGGCATACTCCACGAAAAGGGAGTGGTTGGGTTCGTCATAGGTTGTTCTCCTTATCAAGTGACAATTGTGGCACGTTGCCAATCAAGCGTTGGCGACACGCCCGACCAAATTTTTGTTCCCGATACCTGCTGCCACTCCAATGCCTGCAATGAATAGGCGGTTGGAGAAATCAACAATGAAACGGAAACTTGATTGTAGGAAGCCTGAAACGACCAGCCTTCGACAAAACCTTGATAAATCGAACCCATGTTGGGGGGTAGGTCGTTGATTGCCACTGGTTGACCCATAAAAACGCCAATAAGGTTATCGCGGTCAGAATTGTCCACTTCAGGGTTGGTTAGGTCAAAAGTAATTTCACTGAAATTTGGCTGCGGGTCTTTTCTAAGCCCCAAATAAAAATTGGCTTGGGCGGTTGCGTCGGCTGAATTGTGCAAGGTTGTCGTGATGATTTGCGAAAGTGTGCCGTAATTGGAAATTGAAGTTGCGTCACTGGCACTGACTTCAGCACTGCTAGTTGCGTTGTATTTGATTGTTAGGTTATTGCGTACGTCACCAGCGCGGGTTTCAATGCGCAAACCAGCTGCGCGGGCTTGATTTGCAGTCAGATTCACATAACCGTTTGTTTGAAGATACTGACTGCGGTGGGTTGAATCGGCATAAGAAATTCGACCAAATCCGTCTTCGTAAATGTAACCAAGTCCTGAAGTCGCAAGGGCTGAAACCAATGAATAAACGTCCGTTCGGCTTGAAGACCGTGCTGCCAATTCGTAATCACCTGGGGTATCTATTTCACCAAGTCCGACGTTTTCAGCGGTCGCCCAAGTTGTCGTTGGCGTGTAGTTTGCCCATGTCAATGCACCAGCAACTTCAGACCAATTGTTTAAAAGTAAATCGGTCAAAATGACTGAAATTTGTGTTCCGTCAAATGCTTTTGAAAGCACGCCATTTGTAAGGGCTTTTGGTAAACGTGCCAGCGCGCCAAGTGCGGTGATTGAATAAGTTTGGGTAAACATGACTGAACCCACGTCACGGACTTCAATGGCAATGTCAACCACGTTGCCGCCAAAGATTGGCACAAAGGTGCTTGATGTATTTTGAAGTGAAACGCTTATTGTCGAGTTAATTGAAACAGGAATAATGCTTTGGGAAACGTCCAGTAATTGAAGATTGACATAACCCGCTTGCGCTTGCTCATAAATGTTTGTTCTACCGCTGCGAATACTCAGATTAGCCAAAACCGCGTCGGTGTATTCAACGCCGTCAATTTCGACTTTCCAAACTGGATTCCACGCGGTCATGCTATTTGCAGGTTAGTTGCGCCACCTGTGCCGCGATAGTAGGAATTATTTAAAGTGTCCACAATCGTGCGGGCAGTTCCTTCTTTATCCAAAGCGCCCGAAACGTTGACGTTAATTGTTGTACCTGAAGCCGCCATGATTCCCGCAAGAGTATTTGTGTTAACGCCTGAACCACTGGACGCGTTGATTCCTACCGAAGCAGTTGCAGCTGCTGCAACACTGGCAGCCTTAGCAACCCCACCGCTTGACGTGGTTGAAGCACCACCACCCGAAGGCACTGAAATTGTTGGAATTGCTGGCACGCTAGTTGAAGGCGTTGAAGTTTTTGGAATGTTTATTGAAGGCGCACTAATTTTTGCAATGTCTTTTCCACCAAAAATGTTGTTTGCAAAATTGTAAGCAGAAATTAAACCGTTGATTCCAGCAATTGCCCCGGAAATCAAACCGTTCAAAACGCTAATAACACCAGCAATGACGTCAATAACTGTTCCAGCAATTTTGCCTGCAACCTGTAACGCCCCACCAAGTACCGTGCCAATAACTGGTGCAAGATACTTTGAAATGTAACCACCAAATTCTTTGAATGTGTCAAGGTTGTCACCAATTGCGTCTTTGACATAGCCAAACGCCTTGACTAAACCGTTAATAATTGGCGTGAATGTTGCAGTCATGATGTTGCCAACGGTTGTGATAACCCCGCCCAAACCATTGCCGTCAAGACTGAAAGCGTTTGAAAATGCGTTGATTGCTGGAAGTGCATTGTTGTTAATAAAAGTCATGACCTTTTCAAGAATTGGAAGCAATGCAAAACCAATTGTTTCTTTGGCTTCATTAAAGGCAACGTTCATGCGGGCGATACGACCCGAATAAGTTTCAGCGTTTCGTGCTGCTGCGCCGCCAAACAAATCTGACAAGCGACCTTGCACTTGTTCAAATGACATTGTTTTTAATTCAGCTGACGAAAGACCAATTCCCAGTTTTCCAAGTGCGGCAGTATTTCCGTCATAAGCCTTGCCCAACGCATTTGCGACGGTTTCCAGCGGCTTTCCAGTGGCAGTTGAAATGTCAAGGGCAGTGGTCAGCAAATCTTGTGCTTTTGTTATGTCACCAGTTGAGCGAACCAAACGACCTAGTGCTGGACGCAACTGGTCGTCAGCCACACCAGTGGCAAGGGACATTTTAAGAATGGATTGTTCAGTCGCCGCGATTTGGGCATTGGTTGCCCCTGTGGCGTTCTCTAAGGCAAGGGCTAATTGTGTCTGCGCCTTTTCGTCTTCAATGGCGGCTTTGACGCCTTCAATGCCTATTTTGACGGCATAAGCACCAGCAGCAGCGGCAGCAGCAACAAAGGCTGCCCCAACCATTTTGCCGACCTTGCCCATTTTGTCGCCAAAGGTTTCAACGTCAGCAGTTGCCGTTTTTAAAGATTTGTTCAGATTGTCAACGTCACCAAGAATGGAAAGTTTGAGCGTGCGGCTGCCTGCCATTAGTCAAACTCCTTAACTATCTTTGAAAACGATTCTTCCCAGCGGCGGACGATTTCAGGTTGGGCACTGCGCAAAGTTGGATAGATAAACCAACCGCGCGACCCACGACCTTCACGACCCGACCACACTGGAAACTGTTTGTATCTGTTCGAACCAAATTCGTACCCGCCCCAAAGTTGTTGCGTCGTGCCGCCACCGCTCAATTTTTGACTGGCAAAACCAAATGAAATTTCGCCAATCTTGGACGACTTTGAAACTTTTGAACCTTGTGCAATTTTTGGTGCAACTTTGTTTGTCGAACTACTGCTGGCAGCAACAATTTTGCCACGAACCCAATCAGCAAGTTTGGACGTTTGTTCTTTGGCTTGGCTTGTTGCTTCCTCGTCCATTGCTTTGAATGAACGGACAATGGCACGCAATTCAGCCTTGTCATAGGCGATTGCGTCACTTGCCATTGTTCCGTCCTTCCAAGATTTCCAACACTGTCAGAATGTCTTCAGCTGCTTCGAACTCACTTGGCGGTAACCCTGTTGCAAGGGCTAATTCCCAAACTATTCGGGCAATGCTTCCGACTGGGTAACTTTTGGGTTTGCTTCACCGACAATGACCTCTGAAATTGTTTCAGTCCAAATGTCAATCGGCTTCACAGGCTTTCCCGCTGCTTCGCGTTTCATGGCGTGGTATGCAAGAAAAACCAAATCGGAAATACCGATTTTTTCCTGCGCCTGCGCAATGGTGTGACCTGTGTGCTTTTCCCATTTTACCCACTCAGGCGGCGCAGCCGTGTAAGTTGTCTGCTCGCCGTTCGTGTATTCAATTGTTATTGGTAGTTTCATTTTGTCTCCCGATTAGTAGTTTTTAACTGAATGTTTCGGTCACTGCGTTGACTACAACGAATGACATTGAAACGGTCTGTGCGTCAGGTGCAGCACCGCCAACGCTTGGGTAAATTGGCATTACTGTGAAGGCAAAAACTGCACCTGTCACTGCCGTTAAGGATACCGCCAAAGCAGTGTTGGGTGCTGATTCAGCTGCTGCCCATAGTGCTTCGCAAAGTGATGAAGTCGCGCCCCAGTCAGCAAGCATTTCAATGTCGAATGTCCACTGGTCGTCAATGCGCTTGTAAGCCTTGCCGTCAAGTGTCTGATAGGTCGTGATTGTTGGTGAGTTGGTCAATGTCGCACTGGTCGCCTGTGCGTCATAGTTTGTTGTCGCAATCGTCAAAACGATGTCGCGACCCGTGATGATTGTCGTTGGCATTTTGTCCCCTATGTTGTTTGTGTGTAGTACGTCGAAACGTTTATGTCAGCAACCAGCATTGGGCTTTGTCCTACTTCCAACACTGTCGGCTTTT